AACAAAGAAATCATTGTTAAAAGATTGATTATTTAAAAACCACAGCAGAAATCCATGTGTCATTGTAAACGTACCAAAACTCGGGTATAAACCCAAAGGTTGGCCACGTTTCCAACGAACAACATCTTTCGATGAAGTTAGCCAATAACTACGGCTAATATCAAGAAAGAGGTCAATGTCTGGTTGATTACCAAACAAACCACGGAGACAGCTAAGCTGGAGACTCATTGGAAATAAGTCTGTTGCCGCGCTGAGATCAACAGAATGAACTGTTGACTTCTGACTGAGAGCGTACTGCACAAACGGTACTGCTTTTGTCTGATCAAAGGTACAGTCCCAAGGAAGCGACTGGACCATCTGATAGACGGATTTTCCAAGAGGCTGCAAAGCCAATTGGAAGACGAGGTGAGGAGATGCAATACTACGCATCTTCCCGCCTTCTTGCATTAGGAAGTGAACTTCACCTCCAAATAAAGAATAGTTACTACTACGATAAGCCTGATCAGGACTCACGTCCTCAACAAACTTATCGATATCGTAGGAACTAACGTCGATTCCCTTGAAAACTGGATCAAAAAGACTCCAGTATTTCTTGAAAATCTTCCGGTAGGACGGCACCTGTAAAAGCGTGACGTAATCTACAATTCCAGTATTCGTACGAGATTTCGGAAACAAACCCGATAATCCTGGACGAAAACGAGAATCACTACCACGATACGAGATGAGATTATTCATCCCATCCCGTTTGATCGACAACATCCCAAAGTTCCTCCGTAGAGACAAAGCAAAGTCTCTATGGAATTCAGGTGAAAGGTTATCAGCCTTATCACATGAAACATTAGAACGAAACTTTCGTTTCTGTTCTGATGTTGGTTTTTCAAACTCGAAATAGGTGTACGACATCAAGCACTGAAGTGCCTTACCAAAGGCATCAGTAGAACGATTCGACCACCTAATAAGAGATCCGAAGATCCCTTTGAGATCTCCCTTTCGATTTCTTGCGAAACCTTGAGGAACACCCCCTCGTTTTATCAAAAACATCTTGAGAGATTTTAATCTCTCAACGGTGTATTTGATACCAGAACATCGGGCCCACTTACATATTAATGAAGAAATCTCATTAACCATGTAAGAGGGAATACCAGTCACTGAGATACGCATCGCTAATCCACTCTCAAACTGAGCACTTAAGCTCAATTAGGTACCCTCCTTTCAGAGGTTATTCTAATGTTTGAAAGAGAATACGATTCTCTTCTCAGGAATAGTTGCTTCCCATGATCGGAATTATCGAGTCAATTTGTAAACAAACAAACTGATGATAATGAGAGACAGAGGTAACACCCACCAGATCCAATTTCTTGAAACTGGGGAGATGACATCCGTGTCTTCAGACTCACGACCTAAATCTTTCGATTTAGAGACGAGATTAGGGCCCTGAAAGGACGCCTTAGACTCCGAAGAGTCAGTATGCTCCAGATTCAGAAGATCCTGAATCTCTTTCTCAACGGTAATTCTTAATCTACCTTCCGGTAAATTAGGAATCTCCTTCAACACCTGTCGGATCCCCTGAAGTAATCTAACTTTCGTTAGAATACTTTTTGGGATACCTGCAGTGTCATTATCAGGTTGATTTGAACCAATTGCCACGATACC